ATGGAACAAGGTATGAAACCAATGGGAAATTATATGGAGTTTACAGGTAATAGCGATTATATTTCTACAGAGAAAGATAAATCATCTGTACATTTAATGTCTGCTAAAGGTGTTTGCATCCGTAGAAATAACCATTGCTTCAAATTAAGCTGTAGTTTATCTTAAAAATAGAATAAGTTAATAATATTATAAGGGGAGTAATTTTACTCCCCTTTTATAAAATAATAATAACAATTTAAAAATTAAAATTATGGCAGAGCCAACAAAAACACCCGATAAGTCTGACAATAAAGACATTAAATGTACAGATGATTTATCTTTCTCTGTAGAAATATAATCGCTATTACCTGTAAACTCCATATAATTTCCCATTGGTGTCATACCTTGTTCCATACGTCTAATCATAGAACGACCTTTTTGTGTAACCATCATTACGTTAGGGTCTCCATCATAAATTGATTGGTCTAAGAAATACATATCGTATGAAGTTAATGGACGACCTGAAACTGGATGTTTAGGTGCAACTTCTGCTCTAGCTCCCATATCAAGTAAAGGTAACTCTGCAATTGTAATAACGTGTCCATCAATATGTTCAAAAGATGTAAAGAATCCACTTAAACGTAAATTACGTCCTGAACCTGTTACATATTTATCACCTGTAATTTGAGAATAACCTGAAGCTTTTTCTTGAATTGCATCAGAAAATTCTTCTTTACCACCTTTACCTGTGTAAAGTACAACGTCCATTTTACCTGTATCTGTAGCACCATACATAACATCACCTACAGTATTTTTAATTTTCTTGTAAGTTAAAGTTCCATAAGTATCTACATTTGGAATTTGGTCGTCAATACCAGCTCCCATTGGAATAGATAAACCATTATCATAATCAGCTAATGCTATTTGACCTTGAGCATCTCTATTATATTGAGAGTACCAATAGTTTTCTTCACAAGCTTGTTTATAATTCATGATATGTTGCCATTCTTCAAATGGAGACCATAAATTACTTCTTTTACCATTTTTATCCATCAATTGGATTTCAACAGTTTTTTTAGTAATATTTCCACCATAGTGGTAAGACTTACGAAGAATACCAATTTGATTCTTCATCTTCCCTGGCATCATTACGTTACTTTCATTTCCCATAGAGAAACTTTCAGAAACGTTAGCTCCACCTTCCATTGCCCATGAAGTTCCTGCAACAAATTCTGTATAAGGAATATAAGCAGACATATCAGTTGTAACTAATTTAAATTCATATTGAAAATGAGCACCAATACGAACAGGTTTAGTCATAACACGAAGTTTATATCCATTAGGAGTTACAATGTTATGTTGTGTTTTCAACCAATTAGTTTCAAAGATAACAAAGATAGGAGTATTATTAATACCTGCTCTATCAGTTACAGCAGTATAAGCAGAAGATACAATTTTATCAGAATGTTTCATCTTATTAATTGTACTCCATTCATACTGAACATCGTTAACTTCAATTATACGATTACCACCTTTAGAACCTTCAGTTAAGAAAGTTAAAGGGAATTTCTTTTCTTCTCTACCCGCAAGATGAGTTAGTACAGGACTAATTTGGTCAGGTCTTGTTAGTAAAGCATTTGCAAGAGAGTTTTCATTGGTAAAACCATTACCATCAAAAGTATCTCTGTACAATATACGATTTGTGTTTGACGTATTTGACATTGTTTATTTATTTATTGGTTTATATTTTTTTATTATACTACTACACTATTATAATCAAAATCAGCATCATTTCCTTTTTTCTCATGTTTCTCATGATTTTGACCATTTTGTATTCCTTCTTTATTAGAACTTGCTAATCTTTTTCTTAAAGTATCAGCTTTAGTTGTATTTACTTTATTTTGAACTAATTTACTTATATCTAATTTAGAATAAACTAAATAATCTAAAAGTAATTTTTGTTCTAATTTTAACTTAGCTCTATCTAAAGTAGCTTGAGTATTACCTTCAGCATCAACAGCTTTAGAAATATAATCATTAAAAGCTTTCTTTTCTACTTGAGGAATTGTTATTAAAGATAAATCTCCTTTATTAATAACTTCTTCAACAGTCTTCCAATGCTTAACAGCCTCCGCCATTTCTGCATCATAAGCAGCTTTATCAGCTAGAACTTTATCTTGAATAGCTTTTTCTTCTGCTACTTGACGAGATTTTAAAGATTTTTCAGCCATTTCATCAAGCTTATTACTATCTTTATATAACTTAGCAGTTTCTTCAGCTTCTTTAGCTTCAAAACCTTTAGCTATTAAATCTTTAGTAATAACACTAAGTTTTAAAGTTTCATCAGCATCTTTTAATGACACATTTTTCCAACTTTCAGCTTGTTTATTATAAAAATCTGCTTCTGTACCGCCATTCATTAAATGTTTAGTTAATGCAGCTACAGCAGGAAATGTTTCAAAGAACTCTTTTCTTTCTCGGTTATTTAACTCCTCTGCTACATCTGTAACCATTTGAGTTAACCCCGTAATATCTTCTGTGTATTGTTTAGGTTTTCCATCTTCTCCTAAAACTTCTACTCCAATTTTTTGTATCAATTCAACAGTTAAAGGAAGTTCATCTTGATTTCCATTATTGTCTCCTTCATTACCATCATTTTCTTCTTCTAAAATTGCATCAACTTCAGCTTTTGTTTTCTTGATAACACCAAACTCATCTATAGCGTTTCCTTCAGCATCAAACTTATAAGCTTTTCCATCAATTTCAATTCCAGTAGGCTTTTCATCTTTACCTGCATTTGCAGCGGCAGCAGCCTCTTCTTCTAATTTCTTTTTAGCAGCATCTTCAGATGCTTTGAGCTTTGCAGCTTTTTCTTCTTCTGTTTCTGCTCCTTGACCTTGTCCTTGTCCTTGACCTCCATCTTTAATTTCAGTACCTAAACCTTCTATATTAAAGTCTAGTACATCATCATTTGCTTTATTTGCGTCATTGCCGCTAGCATTATTATTTTCCATGATTCAAAAGTATTAAATTATTTGTTTATATTACATTATTTATTTAAGATTCTTTTTTCGGTCTTTGGTCTTTTAATATAGATATAGCGTAAGGGCTATTGTTTAGTTTTACTTTTATTGTTAGCAGCCTTTTCTTTTATATCTAATTCTCTATCTCTTTGTTTCAATTCTTGCTCTCTTAATCTAACATTATCAGCTTCTTTTTTAGCATTAATATTATTCTTAACCTCAGCTCCCATTTCTTGTCTTAAAGCAGGAGCAGTTAAATTAGCTTCTAATTCATCATCAACTTCTTTCTCAGCATTTAAAACACTAGATATATGAGCAGCTTCAATTTTCTTATCAGCTATAATTAAATCTGTTTGATTTTTATCATCAGCTATTTGTTTCTTCAATTGAGATTCCATTTGAACAGCTTGGTTGTTCATTTCAGCAATTCTTTCATTACTTGCCTGTTCTTGTTGAGCCATATTTTCTTTCATCTTATCTTCCATTTCTTCGGCTTTTAAGACATAAGCTTTAATTTTAGCCATATTCCTAGAATCAATAATCTCTAAAGTTGTAGAAGAACGTACTATACCTTTTTGTGCAAAAGTTAAAGCAAGTTGTTTAGCATCTTTAAGTTTTTGAAATTCTTCAGCAGAGTTCTTAGCAAAAACTCCATATTCATTTTCATTATGTTTTTCAGGGTCTATATCTAATAAAGCTATAGTTCCATCACTTTTAACATAACTTCCTTTCTTTCCTTGTTCCCAAGCTACTTTAGAATAATCTAATAATCCTTGGTCGTCTGTTTCAGTAAACTTTTCAAACTTTCTAAACTGTTCTCTAGTAATTGTAGAACTTCTAAAAATAGCTTGTTCATTTACACCTTTACCATCAGAACTATTTGTACTTCCAAAACGTTGACGATTCATACCAACAGCATCCCAAGCCTCGTCTTTAATTTCTCTAATTAAATCAGTCATTTCTTTGATATAATTACCAAGACCTAAATCTATTTGACGAATAGCATTAATAGCAGCAGCAAAGTTTGGTTTAGTTTCATCAACCCAAAGCATACTTGTAGCTTCAGCAAAATACATAGCTTTATCAGGTTCCCATCCTGTAGGAAGAATACCTTTAGGCATTACCATAATTTTATCTTTATTTCTAGCTAAAGTAAGTTCTCTTCTAAAATGATAAATATTTATTAAAGCTTGGTAATTTAATAGTATAGCAACAGGAGAAGGTGTCATATCAACTCTACCATTATAAGATAACTTACAAGTAGAGTAGTTATTCATCTCATTTCTTTGTACGGGGATAGGCTTAACACTCTTTAATAAAACCCTATCTTCTAATTGATAAGCTTCCATTGCTAAATTTCCCCATAACCATTCTATTTCAATATCACCTAATTCTGTATTTAATTTATAATCTTCATCTACTTCAATTTCTTGTTGTTGTCCAAATTCATCAGTATATTTTAATATACCATATTTTTGAAAGCACTTCCAATTTAAATGAAACACATCAATTAAACCTGTTTCAAGATTAGCTCTAGTTTCTCTAGCATCTCCTCTTGTATCAATATTCATTGGTTGACTTATAATAGAAGTAGTTGCAGTATTATCATAACGCATCTTACTTTCTAACCAAGTTACATCATTATCATCTAAAATATGATTTAATTCATCAAGAATCTCATTAGCAAACATTTTACGTTTTCTAATAGCCCAGGGAGCATCTTCAACAAATCCTGTAGAAGAAGTTCCATGATAAATCTCTAAAGGTGGTACTACATGATATTTTACATCATTGTTTGATATATACTTATAACTATAAGTTCTATTTGTAATAATCCAATCTCTAAAACCTGTCTGTCTTCTATCTTTTAG